GTTCCCGAAACCGGATCGGTGACGCCACTTGTGAGTCGTGCATCGCTCATGATGCTGATCAGCCCCCAAGATTGCGTCATCGCCTGGATCTCGTTGATCGAACCCTTAGTCGTCACGGTCCCTGCGGTGCCAGCCACCACAATCGTTGGGGATTGCAGCAGTGACGCAGCCGTCCCGAACAGCACCGCTGGAACGATTAGATGCGTCGGATTTGACTGAATGGGCACTTTGTTTTCGAGGAAATTGAACATTTTCGCGATCCCGGCTTGCAGCGTCGCGGACGATAACGCGGCCCCCGAAGCATCAAAATTGGACTGGCTTCCGGGATTGCTGGCGGAAAACAAAGCCCCGGAAGTCCCGTCCTCTTTGTTGATCGTCGGATTACTCAGCAGGATGGAATAAACCAAGTCAGGACGCAATCGTGTGCACGCAAGACCCATCTCGTTCGGGATGTCCTGCAGCGCGTTAAATCGATCGTCGATGATGTCCATTTCATCGACCTTTAATTTCTGGCTGTATCGACTATTCTTGTAACTCTGCGACACGTCTGCGCGAGTCGCGTTATCGGCTTCACCCCCTCGGGCGTGCTTAGTAAGTCTCGGCCCCTTTGTCAGCCGAGTGCGTTCCATGGTTTGGAAATTCGCGGCGTCGCTTTCGCGAGTCCACCCAACAGTTGAGTCCGTTTCTTCAAGCAATTTTTGAATTAACAACGCGTTGATATTTGTTGAGAAAATATCAGCCAACTGGCCACCAGAAACCGCAGCACGAATGAAACCTTGGTTTGACCCGTCGAGAAGGCCCTTTGGGTCTCCACCGATCGCCACCGCCGCACGGCACAAATCGACCATGCTCATATCTCGATACTTCCAACTGGCTTCCATGGCCTTTTGTCGCACGTCGGCATTGACCCCGGCACGCAACCACGTCGGCAAATTAAGCGCGAATCCTAACTCGCCCGAGAATCCTGGGTTGTCCAGCTTGCAGCCGGCCCGAAGCAGCATTCCACCCTGCAACGCCTGCAGCGTGTCTGCGCTGCTCGATGACACGACGTGACCTGCTGGTGCTTGCGTTCGTTGCCGTCGCAGCAATTCGAGCTCGGCTCTGTCTTCGCTCCATCCCTGTTCAATCGCTTTCGCGGCCAGCATCTGATCGCCAGAGCATTTGGCCTGAATGGCGGAAACGCGGCGAGCCTCGGCGGCATATCGTTGACGACTCCGCAGGATGCTGTCATCGGTAGAGGCTCCGTCGCCTCCGATTTTTTGAGACGCAGACATATTTGACTTCGCTTTCATTTTTGGGGTTTTTGTTTCCGCGTCCTCTTCTGCTGCCGAGTCTTCGGCTGGAGTTTCGGTCGCCTCTTCTTGCTCGTTCGTTTGTGCAGGGTTTTCCATTTCGGCAGTTTTCGCGTCAGCGTCGACCGTGTCGTTTTTATCGCTCGTCAGCATCGCGTAATGACTGGCCAACGCTGATCGGCACTCCTCAGTCATTTGCGCGGCGTCCATGCCAAGGTCTTGCTTGACGTAGTTTTCAAACCCAGTTTCGTCGACTTGTCCTGCCATGTAATTTCCCATTGCTTTCAATGCGAGTTTTGATTCTGCGCTTAAAATAACACTTGTGTTTTTGTCGGCCCCCATGCCCAGAACGCTGACCTCTCGAAGAGTCGCTTTCGTCGCCAAAATAAACGGCCCGGTCAGCGTTTGGCCGTTCACCTCGACCGTTTGCCCTGCAGCAATGTCTTGCGATTCGTCAATCTGCGCCCCGATGCTGGCTTGCCATTTGTGCCCATTTGCGGCCATGGCCAACACCCGTTTGACGGCAGGAGACAGCTCTGGATCGGCGGTAATGTCACCCCCTAGAATCAGGCTTGATCCGTCGTTGAGAATCTGATCATGATTCGTTTGCCCGAGAATCATCGAGTCCCCGAGGTCGTGTTTGATTGCAATCGGAATGCTTCCGCTTGCTTCGAGTCCATTGAGATCTACAACAACAGGATCGGAAAAACCGTCAACGCGCAGCAATCCGCCGGTGTACGCAAGGATTTCTATGTGTTTCGGCGTCATGCCTAATTCAGCGTTGATATCAATTTTCATGCGACATTCTCCGGTGTATATGCGGGACTCGGCGCGGGTGCTACGCGCGGCCCAAACAACCTGTCAGCCACCCGTTGCTTGTATTCTTCGACTGTGCAGCCAAAATCTCTGGCGGCCTGCTCACACTCAGCTTCGTAGTCTCGGTTTTGAATTGCGGCTTCGCGGCTGGGAGTGCTTTGGCCTGTTGCCATTCGTTCGGTCGCGGCTGCTGCTACATCACCCTCGTCGGATTGCGGTAGTGGCGGCCAGTGAAACTTGAAACGGATTTGCGAAATTGGAGGCGCACCATCCAGAAAGTCGGTCGCGATTGCGGCGTCTTCGAGAAACCATCGGAAAATCACATTGCAGCTTTGTCGTGCGATTCGGCCTTGGTCGCGATGAACCTCGGGCTCCCACAAATTCTTAATGTCCATTTTCGCGGAGCTAAAATTGCTGTCGCGGCTGGTTCCGGGGCCAGCGAATACGGCATCGAAGCGCATCTCGCAAAGTAGGTTAGCTCAGACCGTTGAAACTGCTCATTAGTGCTTGTGGGATGTTCGGCGGATACCATTGACGGCTTCCATCCATCGGGCATGAAATTCATCACCCCGCGCTCGAACCCCATCGTCATCAGGTCTCGCGGCATGGCTGCTGGCATGATCTGGCTGGATGTGGTCTCAATAAAAACGGCCCACAGCGCGGCGTTTTCTGCGGCTGACAAAGTCGCTTTTGAGAACCGGCGCAGATGTGCCAGCCAATCAATCGCGGGAGCGCATCGAGGAAACCCCCTCAGTTGTCCCGGTCGTTCCTGGCGAAATTGATGGATAACCTCGTCGGCGTGATACCATTGGCCCTTGAGCAGATTAACATGCCCGATATTTAGATCGCCTGGATGGTGATCGTAGATCCAGTATTCGACGGCGTTTCCAATGTTATCAACCCGTTTTCCGTCCTCGATCGTCGGATCTAGGATGTGCCAATACGGCTGCGCGACTTGATCGGGCTCATATAGGCGAACGTCGAGCGTGATTGGATGTAACTTTGGCTGAGATGCTCGCATCGCGAAGGACTCGCCGTCTCGCCACTCTGTTTCAACCATCGTCGACAATTTTTCGGGCAGACCGATGGCATCAGCCCAGTCATGATACGCCTGTTCAACGCGACGATTCAAATCGGAGTCTGCAGTCATCAGTTGCAATCGCGGCCCTGTCCCGACGATATGCGCGGCGGCAGTGCGGATCATCCCCGAGTACCAACTATTGTTCGCGGCTTCGAGTCGTGATCGTTCCCTAGCGACTTTTCGTTCCGATTTGTAAAACGCGGCGCGGCCTGAAAGCGCGTCAGCATCCGACCAATGATTTTTATTTTCATTTGTCGTTCGCGTCAAATCAAATGAGGCTTCCAGTCGCTGCGTGGGCGTGACCCGTTTTAAGCTCGATGCCCGCCTGATGAATCCGTTTCGATCAATCGGCAATTGAGTTCCCCCTTGCTGATGGAGGGACAATTTGCACTCGCGCGAACCAGCCCGTGCCGCCGTAGATTTGACCGATCGCATCGTTTGCGGCAAGGAATTTTAGTCCGGCAATCTGCTCGGTGATCTGATTATTGGTGACAGACACACCGTCAGCGCTCGTTGAGTTTGGGCTCAAAGCGTTTTGCAAAATCGCGGCGGTAATTTGTTCTTGCTGGGTTGCCATGCAATCACGTTATGATCGCTGTGTCATCCCGTCAAGTTTTTTGGCAATTTTTGCTATATGTAGCAACTACCCCTCAAATTCCACGGTCTCGATTGTGGTGATCGGTAATTGACAATGCGAGCAAACTCGGCGTCGCCGTTTTTTTCCGTCCGACCATTGATAGGAATTAACTACCCTGATTTCCTGACAGCCACACCCTGGACATGTCAAAACACCCTGAGCGTCGAGATAATCTGGCACTTTAACCACCTTTCGTTCTTCGCTCATCGCGGACCCCCAGGCATTCGATCGGACGGCACGGAAATTACCCTGCGCTCTCGTTGCGACGAAACCGAAATTGTGCCCGGAATGCAAACCCCCAGCATTGATGCTGCGACGCAATTCCCCACGTAGCAGTCCAGCCAATCGTTATCGCGCCCCGGAAGTGCCTCCCATGCGACCCCGGCTGATCCATCGTACGCAATTGACTTGGCCTGCTCGGCGGTAAAATGCTCGGCGATCATTTGGTGCTCGTGCTCGTGCGACCCCGGAAGTAAAACC